AGCGAATAACCACGCCGTATAAACCCTGTAAAGTAACTGTTGTTTTGGGATAACGCCTTATTTCATTCATATTACTTGTTCCATGCTGTAACCCTTGAGTATATATATAGGTATAAGGTAACACTTGCCTAATCCTACTTTTACTTTCTTACATTCTTCTCTTAACATGCATTCAATAATTTTTATTGGCTCAATCCATATATAACCGGTTGATGTATGTATGCACCAGTAACTTGCTTTAGTAGATAAGATATCTCCCGGCTTGTTGTTCCTTTCGTATTCAATAATAATATTACCTGTTGTTTCAGATCGTTTGTCATACTTTACTTCAACACTTTTGTGTAGCTCCGGAATCCATATATCGTAGTCAACAAATTGCCCATCAATACGCGTAGCTAATGGGTACCTTTTGTGTAACAGTTGTAATACTTTTTCTTCACATGATATACCCATGCTTAGTAACTCTGCAAACTTCATACTACTTTAGACCTGCCTTTCTTAAATAATATGTTGATACCTTTTTAAACTTACGCGGCCATGTATGACGTATAGCTTTCAAACCAATACGATGAAAAGGAAATCGTGATTCATATTTAGGATTTGTTTCAAACCTATGAATAATCTTTAACCCATTTTGTGTTTTTTCCCAGACGGCATATATACCGTTTAACTTAGCCCTAAATTGATTTTTACCTTTAACAACGCCAGCCCTTCTTCCTTTAATGTTACCGTGTTGATTCAGTTTTGCATTAACAGTCGGAACCGCTGTATTTGTAACCTTACGAATACCACCAAATATTTGTAGCTTCATAAAGCTTTGCGCCCAGTCTCTATATGTTATTGTTGCTTCTAACTTATTTCTTCTAGCAAATCGTACGAACAATGCATTGATTGTTTGTTTCCTTGGTTTATGTAAATGCTTTTTCATTCCTGCCTGTTCTAATTCTTTTACTCTTACAGCTGTTTCATTAATAGCTATTCTTGTTATGTTAGGTATATCAACTTTCTGAAACTTAACAAATTGTTTTATTACCGGTTTTATATTCGTTTCAATTTTTACGCGCATAGCTTTTTATTCTTCCTCCGAGCTTATGTGTTTTTTTCTTTATATCAAATAAGTCTTGGCTCATTGTTATAAGTATTTCGTTTATATGAAAAATTATAACATCTTCTTTTGATTTGTATTTTTCAAAAGCAATAGGCACATCATCTTCATTTACACAAATAATAATCTTTTCATTCGTATCAGGATGATAAGTTAATATAAACTCAGGTGATAATGTATTATAGCCGCGATTGATAGCATCATCAATTAATGCTTCATAACCTCTAGTCATCATTTCGTTTAACTTAATTTTATTAAATGCTGCATGATACTCATTAGTATATTTGTTTTCAGCTCTTTTAAAACGTAACAGTAGTTCAGGCGTTATTAAATCCATAATTCTTTCTTTGCCCCATTCTAACTTTATTTTTGTTTTAATATCGTTTAGTTTATATAGTGACTCATTAAAAGTTTTGTTTTTTTCTAAGCGTTCTAATTCTTTTATTTTTCTTTCTTTATAATTCATAGTTACATAAACAGTTACTTTTAGTTAAAAACGGACTTATCAAAAAGTTACATGAGTTACATATACCTATAGGTATATGTATGTAACTCAAAATGTAACTCTTTTTTTCTTTAAGTTGGGCAAGAAATGTAACTAGAATGTAACTAATGTAACTAATTATGTAACTAATTAATAACATCATACTTCTTAGCTTGATAGCCCTTGCCTTGTTCATAATATATTTTACCAGCTTCTTTTAAACGTTTTATACGTTGTTTCACTGTATTTTCCTTTAAGTCTCGTTGTGCATTGATTATTTCTTTCTGTGTTACCCAAATAGAAATAGGATCAACTTCTTCTGCTTTAGCCCTTTCTGCTTGTATTTCAGCTATAACAATAATAGTCTCATCAATCTTAGAGTCTTCTTCTTTAAAGTCTTCGTATTCAGTTTTAACTAATACCCCTGAAGTCATTCCAGGATAGTTAATTAAATCAATCTCTTTAAACTTAAAGTATTTAGGATTCATAGGTTTACCATCTTTAATAAGAGTTTGAGCGAATTCAACCTTCATTTCTTCACCTTCATCTTTAGGTCTTTTGACTGCAAACTCAGCATCAACTGCTGCAGGAAGAACAGAGGAGCCACGTGCTCGCCCTGAACTGCTATGCCCTGTATGATGTATCAAAGATATACAACAACTAAACTCAGACTTTAAGTGGTCCACACGTTCAATAAATTTGTTCATATCTTCAGTACTATTCTCGTTTCCAGCTCCAAAGTTACGGGCTAATGTATCAACATATAAACAGCCTATATCACCAAACTCATCGGCTACTTGTCTAATATGATCTATAAGATTTTGATGATCTTTTTCATCTAAAAACCTTACACCTCTATCAGATACAAACATTTGTGCATTGTTTAAGTCATGCCCATAATAATGTTCCCATGCTTGCACACGTCTTGCAATACCTCTTTGCCCTTCACCTGCTAAATAAATAATAGGTGTTTGTACTGTTTTATGTGATTGCCAAGGTATGCCCATAGAAGAGCATAAAGCCATATCAATAGCTACAAAAGATTTACCACTTTTAGGTGCACCATAGATATCTATTACAGAATCTTTTTCCATAATGTCTTCTATAATCCATTCTGGTTCTTGTATATTAGCAATTAAGTCTGATATCTTACGTAATACAAGCGAAGGCTTTTTAGGTTTAGATACAGAAGTTTCTATATATTCTTTAAATGATTCTTTTGTATATATGTTTCTATAATAAGCATCATATAAATCATCTTTATCATTTAAAGCTTCAGGCACTTTAGCAATTTGTACTGAACATTTGTTTTCAGTTAAATACTCACTTAGCTCATCAGCACATTTAAAACCTGCTTCGTCATTGTCTGGCCATATAATAATGTCCTTACCAAACACTGGTGACCAATCAGCTTTTTTCCAACTGTTAACACCTCCATGCCAAGTAGCAGTAGGGCCATCATATAACTGGTTTGCACCTAATGTAGCTTTTTCGCCTTCACTAATAATAATAGGGCCATTGCCTTCTTTATAGTATATAGGCATAAGTCCTTCAGGACGTTTTAAATGCCAAACTTCATTTTCCTTACTAAAAGGTGCATACTTTTGTTTTATGCTATGCCCGTCATTAAACCTCATTACAACAAATGAATCTGTATATTTGAGTAATACAATTGACTCTTTTGCTAATGAGCGCATTTGTTCTTGATCGAATTGCCTATAACTTTTTGTTTCTAAAGTAATAGTGTCCTTAATGTCTGGACTGTACATATTCAATATATCATTGCGATTCTGGTTAAAGTGATCTATTAACCATATAACTCCTCCTCCTTCATCTAACTCAAAACTAAAAAATAATCCAGTTTCAAGATTAAGGCACCAACTACCATTAGTGCCCCATCTATATTCTGTACTAGATTGCTTAGTTGGTTTCCCTAATAAATGAAGGCCAACTTGAGGAGCCAACTGTACAAAGTTGACTTCTCTCATTATTAAAACGGTAGATCGTCTTCAGTTAAACCTTGAGCAGAAGGATCAAATCTTGGATCCCCTTTTTCAGGTGTAGTATTGCTAGCAAAGTTAAAGTCGTCATTAACTTGTTTAGCTGCTTTTTCTAAAGGTGCATCAACATCGTTTACAATAAAGTCAGCCGGTTTGTCAGCCCACTTTACAAATTCAAATTCAGGTATAGCAGCTTGGCCAACCTTAAACTTTTCTACCTTAGCTCCAGTGTATTTCATATGTACTACTTTTCCTGGATTAGCTTTAATGTCATTCCAAAAAGTTGCGCACATGTTATTAAAGCCTTGACTTTCACCCCAGCTAAATCTACGCCATAGCTTAGAGCCATGCTCTTTAGTATACATCCACACACTAAATGCTCTTTTATGTTCTGATGTAGGCTGTCCTTTTGAAACACCTGGTTTATCATCCCACTCCCAAAAATAGCCACCTTCATATACACCCCAGCCAGTTTGTATACTAGCAGGATCAATAAGAATATGAACTATATCTTGATGAGCCTCTTCTCCAACCATCCAACATTTATCTGCACTGCTATGTTTTATAAAAACATTATCACTGCTCGTATTAATACCCAAAATATCCATAAATTACTCCTTTAATGTAATATTGGTTGCGCTTCATTGCGCCATTTTTCAACTAATACATATCTGAATTCAGATACATATTCATCAAAACTTAGTTTAATTCTTATATCAGTTTCTAAATATTCTAAATATTCTAAAACACAGAACTCTGAAAATCGTAAGTCTTTATTCGTCTCTGTTGACATAAGCATTAAAAATTTTATTCTTTTTTATTATATCTATAAAATCATCCCATTTGCATGTAAATATCTTATTGTTATCTTTTGGCTCATCTTTTAGTATCGACCAAAAAGGCATAGCAACTTCAATAGGGCTTCTATTATATTTATAAACTAAAACAGGAATTCTTGACTCGCCAGCTGATATACATACTTGATCCCACCAGCCAGTTTTATAACCTTTGCCTTCAGCATAACATTTGCATTCAATAGCATAGTTTAAAAAATTAATATCACATTCTCCTTTTTTGTACATCTGTTCAAAGTTTCTTGTAATGTGTATATCTGCATTATGTTCGTCTGAAAATTCTTTTAATAAGTTAACAATTTTTCTTTCAAAAGCTGCCCCTTTGTTTCTGCTGTTAACCATTTCTTTTTTGTAGCTCTCTGTTACATTTAAGCTTTATTTTTGCTGTTGTATTTTGATCAGCAATTAAATCTATAAGCGCTTTAATGGATGCAGTCTTAAGGTAATAATGTTCAACCTCATACTTACCTGTTTTCTTACTTTTTATCTTTATTGACTTTCTTATTTTTTCCGGCATTTTTAAATATTTTGTCCCAATTGTTATCTATTTTCTTTTTATCTTCAGGTCTACGTTTTGAACCTTTACCGCCATGCCATTTAGACATTATCTTTTAATTCTTTAAGCAATAATTGCTCAACTACAAATATCATTTTTTTACCATGCTTGTCACAATATTCTTTTAGCAACTTATGTGTTTCAGGTTTAACCCACACAGCTTTCATTTGACTATCCATATTTTTTAATCCTTAGAGTTTTTGCCCTAACCTGTCTTGCTTCTTTTGCAGGAGTTATTTTTTCAGGTTGAGCTTTATAATTAATCATAGGCCACATGATTGTATGTTCGTTAGTTTGGCCTCCGTCAGCATCTTGTATTAAGTCTTTTAACATAACTTCAAATTTATCTATATCTTCATTAAGTAATTTAATATGTTCTTTTTTATTTAAGATAGCTTCACAAATTAAATCAGCTTCGCGCTCTAAAGTTATTATATCTTTATTAACATTTTTGTATACTATGTTTGCATCAGCACTTGAAGAAGGCGGATAATATTCTTTGTGTTTTACTCTGTGATCAAAGTCTAACACAAGCGATTGCAATTCTTGCTGAAATTCAGGCTTCCTAGAATATAAGTATATTTTAAAGTCAGTTGATTGCCATAACACAATAACGGCCGCCCAGCTATAGCCAGTACATTCCATTAAACCTTTGGCTTGCAATACGCCTCGCCATTCTTCTAAGTCATTAGTTGATGCATTACGCGTAGCTTTGCACTCGATAACGCCAGGCCCATCTAATACAATCGTTTCTTGTTCAGGAATAATTACATAATCAAGATCGCCATTTTTAAATGTTAATTCATGGGCTACACCAGTAGCATCCAAAGAACCTGCAAGGGGGAGTGTTGGATGTAATACAGGTTCTTCGTAGTCTACTTTTACGCTTTCAAGGCCTAGTATATTTTTAGCCTCTTCACATAAAACCGGTTCTAATATATCGCCCATACGTTGTAGCATAAGCTGAGGAGTTTGTTTAGGCATTTCACCTTCACTTGCTTTGATTGCTGTATCGAGCCATTCATTTCTTGATTGATACTGACTGATTCCTTTTATATAAGGCAACGTTGAACAGCTTGCCTGATCATATCTTGTTTTTTTACCTACCATAATTACTCCCGTAATATAAATCAGCTATTTGATTTAATGATAAATCAGAAGGATATATGTGTGTTTCTTCTTCTTTATTTATATGCCGATCTGTTATTTTAATTGTTCCATCGTTGTATATAATTTTTGTGTATTTATGATCACCCCAATTATTAATTTCAAGGAGTTTAATATTTTGTGACCAAGCAACAATTATTGCTATATCTTCTACTGGAATCATGTTGTGTAAGACTTATGAATAGCTTTTAGTTTCTTATATAGATTAACAAAATCTTTTTCTGAATACGCTGCATCGTCATAATGAAAGACAGTAGTTTCGACAGGGTTTTCAATTGGGTTGTCTTCAACAACATTTAAAAACCATAATAAAAAAGTAACTTCTGATTTATTTAATTTCCTTTGACTCAAATTTAAATTCATGTTTTAGCCCCCATTAAATATGCTATTTCAGTTAAAGAATCACGAACCACATATTCTTCTGATCCTACTTGAACTTTGTTTTCACCTGTTAAAAAGTCTTTGTAATAACCACGTACAGCTCGCTTAGGTATTATTAAAGGTTTTGTTTTACCAACTTCGTTTAAATGTATATTCATTATTTATTATCCTTATCTTTAATAATTAAAGCAACACCATATAAACAAAAAGCCATAAAAGCTAATATTAATAATATTTGGTAGTCCATTACTTACTCCCCATAGTTAATTGCACTTCATGCCCTTGCTTAATTAGTCTTGCCTTCTTTTTTCTCATGACTGTTAAGTCATTAGTCTTAGCCGCTAATGCCCAACCAAAGTTCGGCACATTTACTTTTAGTGTATATCTAGTCATGTTATTTAACTCCTTAATTTTATTTAACATAAACAAATTATATCAAGTTATATATAATTGTATACCTTTTTATATGTAATTATTTATATTATATTCAAGGCTTATAAAGTAATATTAGTAAGAGGCTGATAATAAAATATTAATACTCCTTACTCAATATCTCCGTATTTTTAATCAGCCTCACTTATGATCGGTCGAACGACAGGAACAGATGATAAGTTGTCTAATGTTTCACGAAACGTATCTATTTCTAAAGTATCTGTAATAATTTTTTTATCAAACGTAAAGTAGGTTTGCGAGCTGCAATTTGATTTAAATAAAATACGTTTTTCAGGCATAAACACAAATGCAAGAATATCACAATGATAGTTTTTATATATTTGACTTTGGTTCCTGGAATTATCAGATACAAAAACATATTTACCTTCTGGTGTTTTTGTTCGTGCTTTGACTTGTACAGTATACATAGCCGGGCCTAATTCACATACTAGGTCAGCCGGATGTTTATCTTGGCATGGAAAACAGAAGTCGCAATATTCCAGCAAGAATGTCTGTACTAATGATTCGGCGAATGCGCCTATTCGAGAATTGTTTTGGTGTTCGTCTGAACTTTTGGTTGGCATTTTTTTAACTCTTCTGAATTAAATATTGCACGTCTCCCAACTTGTTGTGCATATTTAGAATTTAATAATTCCTTACCCGCTTCTTCCCATTCTCCTAGTTCCATATAAGCCCTGGTTTTTCGAAATGCAAGCCAGGAATTAATGCCCATGTTAAAAACAAGATCCATACAAATTGCTTGCGCTGCTTCTGGAAATGTTTTATATACAGGCCAATATTTATCAAGTTTAGCAATAACATTTTCAATATCATTGTCTAATAAATATATAGCTTCTTCTTTTGTAATACCATTTGTTTCAAGATTTCTTCCGACGCCAATACTTGTGTAACCCTGGGAACATTCATACGGTTTTAAAACCATTGCTTCCCATTTAATCAAGCGCTCTTTTACAAGATCTTTCATATTACTTTTTGGTTTTTTCGTATGTTCGAAGCGTGGACATGCCGAGCATAGCCATAACGATTGTAGATAGTTGGCTAAAGTCAAACTCAGGCGTATCAAATTGAATACCGTTTACAATAAGAATATATTGAATGATCGGTTCTAATATAAAATGATAAGTGAGTGATAAACCACATGCCCAGCCAATAAAAGGCCTCCACCCTGCGACAAATACATTATTGTGTGCTGCTTCAACTTTGTTTACTTCCAATTGTGCTCTGTTAAGCGAAATTATTTCTTTCTCAAGTTCATGAGATAGTTTTGTTTTTAAATCTTTATCAGCAACAAATTTATCTAAAATATCACTGACAGGTTCAATAAGTTTGTCTATCATATATTAATTAAAATTAAATTAAACCCCTGAGGACTAAAGTAAACATACTAATTAGTATTGTTGTAAGACCTGCTAATAGCCACCCCTTCATACTATTCACTGATGTTTGTAAGTCATCAGTTTTTCTATAAATAGTCTTCCAGCGTTCCTGACATACTGCATCATGTTTTGCAAGATCAGCAGCCACATCATTAGCAGTCTTACGAGTAGCCATTATTCTTCCTCTACTACCTCAGCTTCTTCAGTATTGACAGCTCTATCAAATGACTCAATACAAATGTTTTTATATTCATTTGTAATTACATAGTCATCATAGGCTTCTTGAAGTCTAGCTAATTTCTTACCAGCAACATTTAACTTAGCTGCAATAGCCATTTGATCTTCGTTTAGATCAGCAGCTCTGTACTCAACCTCATTAAATGTAATGATTACTGGTTCTTGGTTTTCCATCTTATTTTCTTCGTTACTCATTTAACTCTCCTATAAGTTTATTAAAATTAAATTATATACTAAGAAATTATATAGATGCACTTTCATTAGCAAGTTTCTTAGCTTCTTTAACTTCATCAGTCCATACAGCATTTGCTATGCCTTGGACTTCTGTAGACTCTCCTGATACATCAGTATCTGTATGAGTCCAACTATCGTCATCATTCTTTACAGAGCTTACACATTCTAATGCGTGTCTATGAAAAGACCTTGAAAGCTCTACATATCCCTTAGCTTCCGTGCCTTCTTTGATGACTGTAGCTGTTCTTATTTGTATAGTTTTGTAGTCTCCTACAACTTCTATTTTATCTTCTATTATTTCTTTTGTTATTGCCATTTTTTTCTCCTATGTCCGTACCTAGAATCCACTAGGTATATTAGTTAAATTGTTATGCTGTTGTCAGGTAAGTGCCAGTAAGCCAAAAATAACGCCCTGAACCTGCATTATGCGTAGAATTAGCCCAAGACGAATTAGATGAAATATTTAATGCTTCAATCGTTGTGGTGTTAACTCCAATAACACTAAATGAATCAGTATTCGTAAAAGTTAGCCCTAAATAACCTACAATGTTTCCTATCGCCCTACCTCCGTTATTAGTAAACGGAAGCCCTGTAAATGAAACAAGTCCTGAGTATCCAGTAGTGTCTACGTTTTCGTATCCAATAGTATATTGGACAACTCTACCGATTTTTGTAGCAAAACCTGTTGCTGTTATTAACGTGCTTGGCTCTGCTGCACCGCCTTTGATTGTTGCTGTAAAACTGACCTCCTCATAGTCGTCCAACTTGTTAGCAGCACCTGTACCGCCTAGATGAACACCACCTGAAAGGTAGAGGTTTTTGAATCTATGAGAAGAAGCACCTAAATCAATACTTCCATTTCTAGAACTATTTGATGAAATATTCCACGGAATAATTGTATCAGCACCATCATAAAAATATAGTCCAGTATCACCTGTACCGACAATTAAATCACCGCCACTAGCACCAATACTTCCAACTGGTGAGCCATCTTTACGGAAGTCTATAATGTTTCCGTCTGACGTTTTGCGATTAAAAAAAGCAACGGTGGCTGCGTCTCGTGACATTGACAAGTAACCAGCCGCACCTATTGCTGTCCCAACCACATTAGTGCTAGTGCCAGCAGGGTCTGCGGAAGTAGTCCCCACCAACACATTGCCTGATGAGTTTATTCTCATGCGTTCTGTGTTGTTTGTTTTGAAGTTTAATGCTCTTGAGCCAATAGCCTGAATGCCAAAAACAGTTGTTCCATCAGCATAAATTTCGCCTGTATGAGTTCCATTGACCTCAAAGTCCAACAAACTCCCGCTTGTTCCATTTAAAGTTAATGTTGTGTAACCGCTATATGTGTTAGGCGAATCAGTCCCAATACCAACATTCCCGCCATTAAAGTAAGAACTTCCATTTGCTTGAATATCAACCTTTGTGGTTGTATCTGAAAGCATTTTTAATCTAGCATCATTACTAGCATTAGTTGTTAATTGAAATGTATTTTTACCAGCAGTATTAGGAGATATATATATTTCGCCATTTACATCTAACTTAGCATTAGGAGTACATCCAATACCCACGTTGCCTGTGCTAGAAGAAATTACCATCCTCTGTGTATCACCATTTCCACCATCAGCACCAAATGCAAGACCACCATTAATAAACATAGAACCAGCAGCAGAGCCTGTTCTAAATAACTGAATGGTTGTTCCTGCTTGTGTGGTATCTGCTATAGACAATTTATATGAAGGATTACTCGCTCCAATTCCCACGTTGCCTGATGAGTTTAATATTATTCCATCTGTTGCAGAACCTGATACAGTTCTAAGAATTTTTAATGAGTCTGCATCTTGGTCAAAAAATATTCCTGCCCCAATAGTTGTAGTGCCTTGGTCATAAAAATCTATTCTAGGGTCAGAAGCTCCAGTAGAACCTAAAGCTAATACTGGACCATTATCAGATAAATGTAACAATTGATTTGGACTAGTCGTTCCAATACCCAATCGTTCAGCACTTGCATCCCAAAAGAACTTAGCTGTTGTGCCTGTATCTTCGTAGAAGGAGATGTCTCCTGTGCCGTGGTCAATACGCAGACGTTCAGCAACATTAGAGCCTGCGTCAGTAACGGTTCTAATTCTTAAAGTTCCAGATGCTTGGAGGAACTGTGTGTTTTCGTCTGTTACGTCAGACTCACTTAAAACATAGTTTGGAGTTGTAGACGTATGAACAACATTATTAGCGTTGAAGTTTGTAGTACCATCAACAGTCAAACCATCCATCGTGGCTGTTCCTG